CACCCGATCATCGACGATCTTGCCCTCAACCGAGCTTAGCTTCGAAAAGGTCAGGGGCGAATTGAGCGAGCGATAGTCTTCGAGCAAAGTCCCATCAGGTGCGGCGAAATCAGTGCCGCTCGCAGCGGTGGCTTGTCCTTCCGGAGAGGAGCCAACCTGCATCTGAGCGATGAGTTGTTGGTAGACCAGCCTTCTGTTCGAATCCATGTCGATGCCGTGCGGGAAGCTCCGCACCCGGCGAATGGCTTGTCCGTTATCGGTGTAGTTGTCGAGATCGAACTGATACAGGAGTCCATTGCGCCAATCCCCGCAGTAGACCCGATCATAGGCCGAGGCGATCGCATTGGCGACATGGCGGTATTCGATGCCATTGCTGTCGATGAAGGCGCGTTCGTGAAAGACCCCGACCGCCATATCATAGACCCACGTCGCGCCTTTGCCTGCTCGGGCAGAAGGAAACGTGAAGAAGATGTGGATATGCCCTTGTTGCTGGTACGCCATGGCGACGCAGTCATCGATCCGCTCGTATTCGGAGAGGGCGAATTCGATCGCATGAGTGCTGATGCGTTTCGCCGACAGGGCTTCGCCTTGCATGATCAGCGCATTGCCGAACTTGTCCCTGGAAAGCCAGAAGATCGAGTTCATGATGGCAACCACGGAGTATGGCGCGATGCAGCCCCAGTTGCCATACGCATCTGGGAAGATGCTGAATGGAAAGGTCCCAATCGGAGTCCCGGCAACTGAAGAAGTCGAGCCGTCGCCGCCTGTATTCACCCATACTTCATAGGAAAGAGTTCCTATAACCCACAACATGCGATGTACAGAGATAGCCGCGACGAGCTTATTAGCGGTGGCGGCCATGGCGGCGAAGTCGAGAGGATCGAAGCCACCTATGTTGCTCTCATACGTCAAAGCGAAGGTTGCGCCACCACCCGTCCCATTGGTGACTGGCACGGGATTGGCGGGTTCTGCGGTCACAGCGCCGCCCCCAGTGACGCCATAGGCGATGATGCCACCATTGGCGTCCACGCCGTCCACGGTGATCTGAGCGCCGCCAGTACCGGTCAACGTAAGGGTATCATTGATCGTATAGCCAGCGCCGGGTGACACGATGGTGGCGGTGAACACGGTCTCGGCTGAGGTGAGGTTATCAGCGGAGATGTTCGAAAGGCTCGTGTAGAACTGCGCTGAATCCGGCTTGGTGACGATGAAGAAGGTGTCTTGGAACGAGATATGAATTCCGCCTAGCCAGCCTTGGTTGATATTACGATCGATCTTCTGCACGGTTTGTTCGGCGGGCTTCTTGGTCAGATCGACGAAGTAGCCATCCACGGTCCCGTCCACCAAGATCAGCAGTTGTCCGTTATCGCTCATCACCACGGGAGTATCGCGAGGCAGGGCGTCGGATGGCTCGGAAGCGGGACCGAGTTTACCGAGCAGTTGCACGGTATTGTCTTGGTTGACGCGATAGAGTTGCTGGTTGAAGCAGGCGAACAACGTGCCATCGAACGCCGTGTAGAGACCGCGACAGCGTTCCTGTGAGGTATTGGCAGCGAAGGTTAGACCGGGTGTGCAGTAATGCACGGCTTGCCATGGCTCGCCTTCGGCTTGCGGGATTTGCTCCGGGAACAGATTGAGACACCGTTGCGCTGCGGCAGTCAGGCTGCGGCTGGTATACGCGGCTCCGGTTAGCGGGATGAAGGGCATTCAGTGAACCTTAGTGTGCGAAGGGCAAAGCATTCATGTTGCCCAAGCTCAGATCGGAGCCATGGCGTGAGTTCAGCACGGCGGCGGGCATCCGCAGTGTGGGGATTTGGGCATTCGCGGTCCGAATGACGGCCAGGGCGTTCTTGGCCAACGCGACCGTGGTCGGATCGGGTGGCAATTGGTAGAGGGGTCTGACGCGAACAGAGAGATTATAGATCAGCATGTCCATGTATTCGGGTGGCAGACTGATCGGGGTGGTCAGATCGGGGAACTGCTTGAGGGTTTCCTTGACCACGAGGTGCAATTCGAATTGGTCATCGGACGGGATTGGCCAGATATAGACGCGACCCAATGGCCAGTCGGAATCGTAGAAGATGCTGTTAGGAAAGGTCTTTAGTTGCTTGAGGGTGATCGAACTGTAGTCTTCGCGCGAATCGATCAAGGTCAGCGGGTAATCGTAGGTTTGACTGGCTTGTGGCGGCAGGAGCCGGGCATAGGCGGTTTCCAGTCGATCGGGACGGGGGATGTTGAAGTCGCCATTGGGACCGACCGTGTAAGATTGTGCGCCTGTGGCGAGGATCGAGACATCGATGAGATGGTAAACGAGGAAGCGTTCGCGATTCCATTGAGCGATCATCGAATTGAGGATAGCGAAGACATCATTGGCATCTTCGAAATCGGCAGTTTGACCTACACCGAGCACCCCCGAGGTCTTCAAGGTCAGCGAGATAAGGTCAATCGGTGTGGTGATCTGTCCAGCCATAGAAGTCTCCTATGTCGCTACAGCCGCGAGGGCCGTAGCGACTATGGCTGTATTTACCCCTTGGTTACTTAGTGATGCTGCGACCTGTTGCTATGGCGAATCGCCCCTTGCTGTCATGTTCTTCGGAAGTTGGAAGCAGCAAGTCTTCTTCCCGCCATCCATAGCGAATGCGGGCAAAAAGGGTTTGACGACTTAACCCATACTCTTTCGCCGCTGCGGTCACCGTCATTCGCCCCTTGGGAGTATCGATTCGATGATTTGTCCGACGATTGTTGGCTGACTGTAGTGGCGTGGACCATTTGCAATTTGAAGGCTCGTAGTTTCCGTCATTGTCTATGCGGTCGATCATCAAGCCCTGCTGCCATGTCGAACCGACATCCTCCCAGAAATTGACGAACGTATGCCAGCGATCGCACACCGTGATGCCACGCCCACCGTAGAGTTCATAGCCTGTGTATCGTGAGTTGAAGCAGCGCTGCATCATACACCACCACGTATTATGCGCGGGATGCTTGGTCATGCCGTGCTGGGTCCGAGGGTGAACACAGCCACAATTCTTCGAGCCACCCCTCCGCAGGTTGTTGCCACAGACTACGCGCTCAGTACCGCAATCACAGCGACATATCCAGAAGTACACCCATGAAGGCGTCTTGCGACCACTCCCTAGGGTCTTCGCCCGCTGCTTGTGCGAGAACTGGCTCACCGTCCACATACCGAACTTCTTGTCAACTAAGTCTTGCACCTGAATATCCTTGCAATGAATGTCCAAGTGTATTACATTGTATATGGTGAGTCAACACTCCATCCAAAATAAAACCGCCCTGCAAAAACAGGGCGGTCCTAAAAAGTCTAGGAGTTCAGCCGTTTATCAGGGTATGTCACAGACAATCACACACCATTCTGGACGGGGCATAGTATATCCATATAAAGAGTCAAAACGGTCAATGAACAAATCGTTGATTACATCGAACCCTTCTACGAGTCTCAAAGAACAACCGTCGAAGCTCTCTCGGGCTGACTTGACGACACCATTGCGGATCAGCGGAAGATCAGCCATTACTAGAGCAAAAGCTTCCTTCCGGAAGACGAGGTTCTTCTTGACCGTAACGGATGCCTTGAGCGCGGGAGTGATCACGGCGGTCGAGATCGGCGATGCGGTCACAGTGGCGTACTGCACAGTATTCGGCGTGCCAGAGACTGGCGTGATCGCCGGATAGATGGACAGAGTTGTCGCACCATTGGATGCATCCGCTGTAATGACGAACTGCTGACTCGCACCGGTATCGTCCTTGGTCACGCGGTTAACGGCATTCACCCCAGCGATCGTTACGATATCGCCAGCCTTGAATGTGCCTGACAGAGCCGAGATCGTTAGTGTGGTACCGGTCTGGCTTCCACCAGAAACAGCCGCAGTCGTTGCGGAGCCGGTCAGATGTCCCCGCACGGTTTGATCGACGCGCCAATCTTGTACACCCAAAGCAGTGCCACCGAAGGCACCAACCTTATACTGCTCAGAGATTGACGGTTGCGGGTTGAACAAGCCACTCAGCGAGGACACTGTGCGTGCCATCGTAACGGGCGACAGGATTGCCTTGCGGGCTTCCACGCGATCAGCGCTCATATTGTCGAGCAAGGCGCCCGCAGCGAGCCATGTGTTCATCGTGGGAGAGGTTACGTTCGCGGAGCCGTCGAAGTTACTGACCAGATTCGGGCAACCTTCGACTGCTGACATCACGTCCTTGGCGATGTAACCGCCGAGGTTATTCATCATCTTAGCCAAAAAGCGATCGGCGAAGTCGTCGATCTTCAGGGCGAAGTCCGCCGACGTAAAGCTGGCACTAACGTTGGCTTGGGTGCCAACGACGAGCGGGCGCTGCTGTTCGACAGTCGCCTGCGGGGTAATAGTCGCGCCGAGACCAACAACATAATCTGTTGGGAGCCTTAGTTGCAGAGTCGAACCGATCTTGAATTCGCGGTTGCGATACTGTTCGTCGTACTGTTTTCGTGTTCGCAATGATTAGCTACTTCATCACCGGGTCTTTCGACCCTGCTCCACATTTCTGTGGAGAACAGACTATATCACCATCCCAGTGGGATGCCCCCCATTTCGCCCCGCTTGGGGCTACGAGCTTGCGCTCTAGTCGTTGAACCTTCCCTTTCGGGCTTGGCTGCTGATTGTCCTTGCGGAGATTCCAGCAATTAGAGGGGTTATTCAGTGATCCTCGCGGATCAAGGCCGCCAGTTAAAACGAACGGTCTACGAGTTGGATGAATGCGTTTGAATTACGAAACATCGTGATCGCACGCTTGGTGATCATGCTCACAGTGAGGAGCGTATTGGCCATAATGCACCTATGGGGTAAGAGGTTGGGGTTCCCATCTTTCCACGACGCAATGGTGGGAGCGCGGGGGAGCGCCTCGGTTTAAGGTATCCGGTACCCTCGCCCTAATGGCGGTAGGGCTATTTAGCGCTCGACCACCAAAACGTGTCTTCCGTGGACATGACCGATATCTTGCAGCATGGTGTCGAGATCAAGCGAGGCGGCGATGTTCTCCGCCTCCTTGAGTGCCACGGTGATGTCCTCCAGGGCTTTGCCCGGCAGGATCAGTCCATTGCGGACCTCAGCAGCGTAGAACTTGATGTGTTGGACAAGTTCACCGAAGGCGCGCGCGGTGCGCTGGAGCTTGTCTACATCCATCTGAGTGATCGGACGATCGGTGTCCGTGGTCATGTCATACACCATCGGGGGCATCGGCATCGACCTTGATGATGGGAGGGCGACCTCGGCGAGGTCGGTCAGCAATTGGTTCATCGGTTTCAATCAAAGGGTTGTCTGTCTCCTCCTCGGCAGGTCGATCAAGTGGCGTGATGGTCTTATCCGGCTTGGGCGGAAACAGTTGTTGTTGGAGCGTATGGCCACTCATGTCGCGATGCTCCGCTTTGCGGAGATCGTGACAGGCTGACGGCTTATCGCTTCGCGATAAGCTTGTTGGCTCGCCGCCTCGGGCGGCTGTGCCAACAAACTCGAAGCCGCAGGCTTCTGTGCCGTCATCATCGGAATCTCCGTTCGTAATCGCGCTTGTCCCACAGCCGCGCAAGCTGCTCCATCGACATGCTCTCCATGTCAGTCTCCGGCTCAACCGTGGGCTGAGTCTGGATCGGACGAACTGGGGTTGGTGCTCGGCTCACAGGCTTCGGCTTTGGCGCAGCGACCTTGGCGGCTTCCCGCATCAATGCGGCGCCAAGTTTATGAGGTGGCAGCATGGCCAATTGATCGGCGACATCCGGGTTGTCGCCCAGGTGCTGCAAGAGCTTCGCCGGATCAGGCAGATCGACCAAGGTATCCAGCACGATCGGCATGATCTGTTGCCCGAATGAGGCATTGACAGCTTGCACGGACTGATCGAATTCAGCCCGACCGAAGGCGCGACATCCCTCTTGATAGATGTCATTGGATCGCTTGTTAACCTCTTGTTGATGAGCGAGTTGCGTCGCGGCGACCATGATCTGTCGCTGGGTGGCTTCATCGGGCGTCTCGCTGCGTTGTCCTGCCAGGACCGCATTCTGCTCTTGCAGTTGCCGCTGAAGCCGACGCTGCTCGCGGAGTTCACGCGCAAGACGCGCATTCCGAGCTTGTAGGTCTTCCTCATCAGATTCGACGGGTTCAGCCGGCGCTGCAACCGCTGGCTCTGGCTCCGCCACCGACGGGTCAGGCTGTTCAATCGCAACCTCAGGCGTCTCGACCTCAGGCGTCTCGGTCGATTCACTGAAGGAGGGGTATTCGCTCTCGCTCGGAGAGATGGTGTCAGACATGGAAAAGCTTCCTTAATTAAGTCTGTATTTAATGGATGAGAGGTATGGCAGGAACATGGAAGCGATCTTCGTTGGGAATGACGGCATCCAGCAGCAATGCTTCATAGATGGCTTCCTTGTCGAACTCCGAGACATCATGCCGGGCGAGTTGCTCACTGAGGCATTGACGTGCGGCATCCCGAAGGGTTGGGGCGCAAACCTTGATGAAGGCGTTGCGATCGGGCCATTCCTTGTAGAAGTCATCCCGTCCAGCCAGTTCTTCGTAGATTGCTCCAGCCATTTCAACCTGGGTATGGGCGACCATCTTGTGGGCGAAGGAGTCCTTGTTCCATCTCATGATCCGGCTCCGTTGGTTGGTGCCACGCCAGTGGCTGGCATGGTCTGATCTCCGGCGATCTGCTCGACCACCTGCTCCTTGATCGCGGTGTCTTTGATCATTTGGGCGTCTTCTTGCATGTGAGCGGCGATGATCTGATTGACCGGCGAGCCAAGTATCTCACTGACCATGTCACGGATCAGCGGCTTCAGGGCATTCGGATCGATCTTGCCGACCTCGGCCATACGCTTCGTTTCGGCTTCATACACGTCCACCTCCTTCTGTAGAGCGACGGAGGCAGACTTCCACTTGGCCTGTTGTAGCTCCTCGGCCATCTTCTTCATGACCATCTGAGCTTGCTCAAGCTGTTGCTGGAGTTGCTGGACCTGGGGATCGACCTGACCCAAGGCTTGTGGCGGCACCATTCGGCGCATCCGATGGGCGATCTCTTGGGCACCGGGGAAGTCCATATTGGCAAAGACCAAGTCGCCGATGAGCGGGGTGAGGCTCTCGTTCTGTGCCAGGATATCCATGGTGGCGGAGACGAACTGTTCGCGCCTCGTCGTGTATTGCGGGCCAGTCTCAGCGACTACATCGTAGTCCCCGATGGTCGGGTTGATGATATGAGCGACCTGTTGCGGGTCGATGGATTCCTGATCCAGGTTCGGCATCTGCGTATGCGGCTGCGGATGATTGGGATCGAGAGCGATGGTTTGCATCTCGCCCGATTGGCTGAGTATCTTCATGACCCGTGGGGTGTCATACACCTTGCCATTGCAGATCATGTCGATCAGTATCTTGCCGGTGAACTTGATGGCGTTCGATAGCGCATTGACGAAATGATACGTGCCATTAGCCGCAGCACGCTGGCGTTCTAGTACGGCTTTGCCCGATCGTTCCTGAGACGACTCACCCATAGCCGCAGGTGGCTGGCCTGAGACCATCTCCATCTCACTGGCGCTGACCTTCATTCCGTCCAAGAAAGCGCCAGCATAGACTGGCGGGTCAGCCCGACGTGGAGGTTCGATCTCGGCACCGTCATCCCCATGACCCTTGTACGGCAGGACTGAATAGTTCTTGACGTTGGCATCGCGCCAGTATTCCTCGTAACCCTCGATACTTGCCACGTCAGCCAGCCAGGGCGATCGTGACTGCGCAGCAACGAATTCTACTCCACTAGAAGAAAACCAATTGTACGCGACTTGAGGGTCATGAAGTGAGCGGGTGTGGGACACGGCGTCGTAGATTCCGTCGATCGTCACCTCTAGGCCAGGGCACTTAACGATGGGGATGTATTTGGAGGGAAAGGTCGATTCGGAGATTATCTTGTCTCCAGCGATCAGATACCACTCGACTACAGGGATTTGGATATCGCGTTGGTTGACACTGATGTCTTGGATGGCATCCAGCATACCGGCTTCCTTAAGCTCGGACTCCTTGACCATTGAGCCGTCCTGGAGGGCATGTAGGGTGTCGGGCTTGAAGGTCTTGCGGAAGTACTCGCAGATTCTGACCCGCGACTCGCTCAGCCAAAGATCGTCTTCTATCCGGGTATCGAAGGGCAGATCAGTGACGGCATCCTTATACCGAGGATAGGTCTTCTTGTAGTCATCGATATCCATGTCGGTGAACACGAATGCGAAGGTCATGTCACTGCCATCGGCTTGTTCGTGATGGGGGTCGATGTACACCGACAAGGTCTTCAAAGGCCGGATGAAGATTTCTTGGTCAAATGATGAGTCATTGGCGTAGTCGGTGGTCACGCGCCAGAAGCCCATGCCAGCGAAGACTTGATCGTGACAGGCTTGCTCGAAACAGGCTTCGGCTGAGGAGATGTAGTTGATGTGACGGACGATGCCCTCGATCACTTCAGCGGCTTGGAAGCTCGCGCCACCGCCCACCGCTCGAACTTGAATCTCGCTCTTGTTCTGCTTGGCGTCATTCACGAGCGAGAGGTTGTAATTTTTGGTACGATTGATCGTAAATGTTGGTTTGCCTTGGCTTGACCGTGAGTCGACGGTATCCGTCTCCCATTGCCCGAGGGAGTTGTGATCGCCGTACGCGAAGGATAGATCAGCCTTCCAGTTGGCACGTTGATTGCTGTAATACGACTGGCAGCGCCGGAATCGTTCCTTAGCTTCGCCGAGTATCTTTTCTTTGGACATGCCGTATTTAGAGACTAGGAGATCATCCACCCACTTTGCACGCCACGGAATGGTGCCGGGGAGTACAGCTTACGGGTGTCGATCTGTTGATCTTTGGTGATGCGATACGCTTGACACATATAACGCAGGCTGTCATTAAAATGGCTATACTTGTCATGGACTGGGGTGGATTTGAACACGCCGACTTCATCCGAGGCCAATTCGAAGCGGTAGTTCCGGATCGCAAGCAGGCCCTTGGCGCAGCGTTTGGCGTCGAAGCGAAAGCGAGGAAAGAGCGTCCGGACGGCATTGATGCTCTCAGCCACCGAGCCGGCGCCAGTGGGGACGATCTGCACCTTCTTGCCTCGCATCCGGATTAGCTGTTCATATGAATGCTGCATCCCTGCGTGGCGTTGCTTCGCATCCGTGGGAAGCCAATATTTGGTGATGACATAGGGCTTCTGTTCGAGCCATTGCAGGAAGTGATCAACCGTGGTTTGGACGGCTTCGTAGCAGTCGATCAGGTGTATCCAATCGCCGACGGCTTGAAAGACCCAGAGAGCAGTTGCGTCCTCGCCTCCACCGATGTCGAACGCGACTTCACAGGGGGCATCGGCGCGATACGGCACGTTAGTGATGCGATCTTCTTCCTCGCATTCCTTCAATTCGGCTTGGTAAACCTGTCCCTCCCAATGCTTGATCGTCTCACCTTCCCAGATGTGGAGGTATTCTGGATAGTTGCGGCGTCTCGATTCTTCCATGAGCGGTTTGAGACCGGAAGCTTGAAACCACGGGTTGTCTCGCCAGTTCATTTCGATCACGCAAGAATCATCTAATTTGTCGAGGACGAAGTTCTGGTGGACCCAATCGGTCTCGAATGTTGGGTTCCAGCTTAGCCACAACTCGCACGGGAAGTTCGGATCGGAGCCACCGGCACGCCGGATGGTCGGCCCTAAGATTCGCATCGACCTCGAACTGATAGCTTGGGCTTCGTCGATCCAGCAGATCGAGACATCATGGTAGGACTTGATCTGAGCGACAGTCATCTCTCGGAGTCCAGCGAACATGAACTCGGTGCGTCGCTTCTTCCTGACGCCTCGGGCATCGGTCCAATCCATCCAGGGGCCGTAGATGCCTTGTTTCTCGACCGTATAGTAGTTCTCCAGCCCGAGTTCACCAACCATCGTACTGAGCACGCTATGACTGGACTGTCTGATGGACTGCATGATTTCGCGACAGCACAGGATGCGAAGGGGTTGTTTATGCCCCATCAGCAATAGCGCCTTGGCGCAACTCTCAGTTTTTCCACTTCCTCTACCGCCGTACACACATTTCCATCTGCTGCGCTCGGTGAGGAATGGCTTGAACTTAGGCGGGAAGGTCGCGTTGACTTGCGTGTTCGGTGGTGGGGCGTCCTGTGTCAGGTCGTCCCGCTCGCGGTGGTAGGAGGAATAGCCCTTAGGCATTAGTCGTCTTTAGGGGTGGGGGAAGTTGAATCGCCGAAGGTCACCTCGATGCGATTGGCCGGGCTGATATCGCCACCTGGGATCGTATGCGACTTGCCCCAGCCGCGATCGAGCAGTTCACGGGACGCGGCGACGCGAGCGCCTTGGTTCTTTGAGGTTGCGGCGACTTCGGCGAGGGATTTGAGTGCCATCATGGTCAGGGACCGGCAGGTGTCGCGCACTTCATCAGCCAAAGGTATCTTCGTTCGACGCGTAACCCGCTTGGGCTTGGGGGTCGGTTCTTCATCCATGTCAATATTTAGATATTGGCTGCTGTGGTTGTCCCATTGGACAATGAGGCAACTTCTTTCATCTGTTTGAGAGCCGAGTCGATATGCTTATGCACGAGCCTTCGGCCTTCGTGGGTGATGGTCCACAACGAGGCGCCCGCGCGTCCTGGGGCCTTGTCGGTTCGGCTCCGTGTGAGCAGCCATCCGCGTTGAGCTTCTTCTTTTAACCACACCGGCACCAGCTTCTTCGGGATAAGTCCTTTTGAGTGTTTAGCGATGTTCCAACTCATCACCTCGTAGCCACCCGCTGCTAGGACAGCGGCTAGAGCGACCACCACTCGGGGGCGGATGACTCGCCCACGATACACGATGACATCCGAGAGCTTGATGAGTTCATCCTTGTGTTCGCCCCCGGCAAAGCGTCCTGGTACAAGCCGCACGAGGTTCCCCCTTTGGCATTGGTCAGAACACCACGAACGGAGCGCATGGCGACCGATCACGCAGCCTTTTTGTGCCACAGCAGCGATGATCTCATCGAACGTCATGCCGGTTGAGCCAGAGGAGGTAATCACTGCCAGCAATAGCATGGATCGGGTGACCGGAGAGGAATCTTCTAGGTCGTCCAGGTCTTCTAGGTCCTCGTCGTTTAATTCCAGGATTTCATTCTCGTCATTCCGGTTGTCTTGTTCTATCCAGCGATCCAACGTCGATTCTAGATTGTCGATCATCATAAATCGTTCTTCAGCTTCCGTCTGTAAACGCGAGATTTCGCCTCTTACCCAAGTTTCAAATTCGTTTGGCACCTCTAATCTCCTTTAACGAGTCATTATTATTTAGTTTCACGTCAAAATAACCGCCTTGTAAGAGTACTAAATATCGAAATGACAGCAACTCTCTTACCGAATGGCTCGCAGGTCTTCCTATCCGATGACGGGACGCCCTTGGCTGGTGGACAAGTTCTGATGTGTGTGCCTGGAACCTTGACCTTGAAGAGCACATGGCAGGACCCGGCGGGCACGATACTCAATCAGAATCCCGTGCCACTCGATGCCGCTGGCCGCGCTCTGATCCTGGGCATCGGTGATTACCGACAAATCCTGTATGACAGCGATGGCAACGAGATTTGGGATCGTCCGACTTCGGCACCCTTGCCCGGTTCGGCCATCTCTTCAGTGATGGCTCCGATCGTGGCAGCGACCTCGCTTCAGCAGGCGCGCGATCTGATGGGCATTACTCAAGCGATACAGGATGCCACCTCAGCGATTGCTTTGATGCCGGGACCAGGAGGCCCGACGGGTCCGATTGGGCCTTTGGGTCCGACCGGACCGGCAGGACCAGCAGGGACGAATGCAGGGGGACAACCGCAGTTCTCAGCCGCCAATCCGGGCTTCTGGTTCGACCCAACAACGGGATTCCTGATCAACTTCGGCCAATCCTCGACTAACTCGACCGGCGCGGCCGTGCTGGGCTTTGCCAAAGGTTACAATTCGTTAATGTCAGTTGTAGCGGTGAGTGTTGGCAATCCGATCAACGCGGTTCTACGGGTAGTGAATCCGGTGAACACTGGGTTTTCGGTGTTGGTTGAGGATACGAACAACACGATTGGGGTTGGGACTTCATTTTATTGGCAAGCGATGGGATTCGGCTGATGGCAGGACTACTAGTACCGCCGCAACTCCAGTTTATGCTGGCCAACGGCTCTCCGGCGGCGGGAGGACAGCTATTTTGCTTCCAGCCTGGGACGACGGTGCCGAAGAACACGTTTCAGACGGCGGATGAGTCGATTCTCAACGAGAATCCGATCATTTTGGACGTTCGCGGGGCATGTACGGTCTTTGGTGACGGGGATTATCGGCTGATCTTGAATGATTCGGCTGGGAATCAGGTGTTTGACACTTTGGCCTCTGAGCCATTACCGGTGAATACCATTTCTGGGGTGATGTTACCGGTCGTGGGTGCTCTGAGTTTGCAGCAGGCCCGTGATTTAATGGGTGTAACAGACGCGATTCAGGCGGCTGTTGGTGCGATCGCGCTGATGCCAGGACCTTCTGGACCGGCCGGTCCCCAAGGACCGGTTGGACCGGTTGGACCGCAGGGTTCGGCGGGAGCTTCGGCGGCGAACTCGACGGCTCTATCGCTGACCAATCCTGGATGGTGGATCGACAACAATACTGGGTTTCTCCTTCAGTTCGGTTTTGCGGGTACGGATGCGAGTGGGCATGCCACGGTGGGATTTGCGCGTGGCTATAGCTCCTCGGTAATTGCGGTATTAGCGACTTCGGCAACGGCGTGGGCGAATGTCTCGGGGATCACCAATGGTGGGTTTGCGGTGAACACCAAATCGCCGTTAGCGACTGGGAACTGGGACTTCGGTCCGATCGGCTTTTGGTGGGTTGCACTGGGTAAATAGGTCACTTGGAGGCATCCATGATCTCATTGCTCATCAGCTTACTGGTATTCTTGATCGTAGCTGGCATTATCTACTACATCATCACCCTGATCCCCCTGCCACCGCCATTCCCTTTGATTATCCAGCTTGTCTTCGCGGTCATCTGCTTGCTTGTAGTGCTGGGCTATCTTCTACCCCTGGCGGGCGTGGGGTGGTATGGCAACAACTACCATCATCTATCTTGACCATGTCTGTGCTCTTAGTCATTCCTGCCCTCGTGCTGCTCGTGTTGCTGTGGCTGATGGCTGGAGCGATCGCTATGCGATAGGAAGCACGTTCCTGAGCCGTAAATAGCTGATGCCTTCGTTACGGAGTTGCGCATGAACCCAATGACAGACAATCCCCTCCTTGGCGGCTTCGCCAATTACGGCAATCCCTTGGGGCTGTACCGCAATCAGGCTGGCACGTACGCCACGCCGACAGGTCAAGCGTATGGCTCGGGCACGGGTTGGGCATCGATTGGCGGAGGACAACAGCAGATGTGGGGTGACTTCTTGAGTTATCTCAAACAGCAAGTTCCGGGTCTCGGTGGCTTCCTGAGCAATATGCCGGGAGCGGATACCCAAAGTTCATCTGCCACGGCCAGTTCACAATTACCGGCCTGGACCCAGGCATCCAATCCGGCGCAAGCGACTCAGATGTGGTCGGATGAGCGCAATCGCGCGGTGTATGGTGATCCGTCGCAATGGGGAGTGTTAGCTTCGCGGGGCTTCCCGATGTATAACGATCCGCGTGTTCAGCAGGACTTCGCCGCGAATACGTTTGGGATCGCCCCTCAGCAGTTCTCTGCCATGCAGTCTAATCCATGGGGGAGTGGTTGGACGCCACAGAACTATGCCTGGAACCAGCCATGGTCTCCCCAGTCATCGGGAACTGGCTAATTACGTCGCTGCCTGAGGTGGGGTTGCGGCGCCGACTCCGATGTTCACTTTAACTGGCATACTCGGCACAACGACGAAATCGGTGAATTGGGTGATGGGACTTGCCGTGCTGCTAGGATCGACATCAGCGGTGACTGTCACCTGAGCGGTGCCTTGCGACAGAGCCAACGCGGTACAGCCATAGCCTGAAGCATCTGGCAGGACACTAACCACGGTATTGTCGCTGGACACCCACACGACCTGTGAGGCGAGGGGTGCTGGATTAGCGGCGGCATCGAGGAATGTCGCGGTCAACGGGATAGACCAGTTCACTGTCAATAAGATAGCCATCTTTGATCTCCTTACAACGGGTTGATGACGGGGGTGGCGTCGTCGTCACCATCATCGGGATGATCTGGCTTCACTGGATGATCTGGCTTTACTGGGTGGTCTAGCGGATCATGATGCACGTGATCGGGGTGTGGATGATCTGGGTGATCTGGATGGCTGGGATGGGGATGGTCACTCATGGGTCAAACTCCGGCTGACGATGTATTTACCTTAACAGAGAGTGTTTCATAAAGATGAGGATAATCTCGTCCGGACATCTCGTCCGGCACCATGCGGCGAAAGCCGCAGGGCCGCAGGGCAAACCGCGAAGCGGCTTGTCCTGCAACCATGCTCTCTGTGTGTCAGATCGTTGGAGTTGAACGTGACCAGAAGTATTTAGCTTTAGCAGGTTGCTTGGCTTAAATAGTCAAAAGGAGTTATTTCATGAGTGTTTATGATCCGGTCACCGCGCGTGGCTACACTTTTGATGGCACAATTACGACTGGTGGCATCGCGCAATACTTGTGGGGTGGATTATTGGCGCAGAATGGTTGGGCTGTCTACAATCCGAGTTCTACTGATGAGTTGTGGGCGTCGTCATCGACCACTGCGGCGCCGAATGCTCCTGGATCAGTCCGCATAGCTCCATTGGGTGGATACGAGACTCCTGCTGGTTACCGACCATACGGCGCTGTGAGCGTTTATGGTGCCAAGACTGGACAACCGATTACTGCGAGGGGATGGTAACATGCCGATATATGGAGGAGGCGATGGGGGATCGATTGGTCCCACAGGTCCGACTGGACCGTCCGGCGGACCTACAGGTCCAACTGGTGCTCCTGGTCCTAACGGGGCCATAGGACCGACAGGTCCACAAGGTTTAGTTGGTGCTGATGGAGCACTTGGCCCCACAGGTCCGCAAGGTTTAGCGGGACCTCCAGGTAGCATCGGTCCTGCTGGAGTAACTGGCCCTACTGGGGCTGGTGTTGCAGGTCCAACGGGCGCTCCGGGTGCGGATTCTATCGTTCCTGGTCCAACCGGACCTCAAGGCTTGCAGGGTTTAACCGGAGCCACGGGACCGCAAGGGACTGCGTCGGTTGTTCCTGGACCAACCGGACCTCAAGGATTGCAGGGGGCGCAAGGCGCTGCCTCTGTCGTTCCTGGTCCAACCGGACCTCAGGGTTTAACCGGAGCTACGGGACCGCAAGGGACTGCGTCTGTTGTTCCTGGACCGACAGGACCTCAGGGTTTAACCGGAGCTACGGGACCGCAAGGGACTGCGTCTGTTGTTCCTGGACCGACAGGACCTCAGGGGTTGCAGGGCGTTGTTGGGGCTACTGGACCTACGGGTCCGGCGGGTAGTGGTGGGGGAGGGGGTGTCAACACAGCCAACGCCAACACTGTAGCGGGTCTCGGTGCTGGTACGCTGTTAACGGGCAACAACTTCGCGACGGTGTACGGCAATTCGGCGCTTGCCAACAGCGTGAGTGATACGGCTAACACAGCATTCGGCTCCAGCGCTGGTCAGAACATCAAATCGAGTTACAACACGGCGTTCGGTTATCAAGCGGTGGCGGGTAGCGGCAGTTACCTCACTGGAAATTATAACTCCGGATTCGGCGTCAATACGCTCTCTTCCTTGAGTACTGGCGTATCCAACACGGGATTAGGCTATGCCGCTGGAATGAACTTGACTACTGGCGCGAATAATACGATTGGCGGGCACAGTGCTGGTTCGACACTAACGGCTGCGAGTGGGCAGACTCTATTTGGCTTCGAGGTATTGCTCCGTGCGGCTGGACCGCAAGCCAACACCTTGATCGGCTACCGAGCTTCGCGCGATTGGGCGGGGGACTTCAACACGGCGGTCGGCTATCAAGCTCTGACTGTAACAGCAGATAATGCTACCATGCCGACTGGCGGCAATAATGTAGCTATAGGCTATCAAGCACTCTACAACACAGCAGCGACTGGAAACTGCACCCTAAATGTCGCCATCGGTGCTAATGCAATGTCACCCGGCGGCGGAGCGGGGTTCAATAGCAACATAGCAATTGGGTGTAGCGCTATGGGTACGCTGAGTGGATTCACAGGTAACAGCAACATTGCCATCGGGAATTCTGCGTTGAGGTACGCAAAAACCGGATGCGGGAGCAACATCGTCCTCGGTAATTCGCTGACCTCTAGCACGGCGGGATTCACGGGAACATCGAACTTGATTCTCGGCCATAACATAGCCATGAACAGTGTGGCCATGAGCTTCAGTAGCAACATCTTTATCGGGAGCAGCATAGCCGTAAACTCGACGCCCACAGGCATAGGAAATAATATCGCTCTAGGATCACAGGCGCTGTACGGCGTAACGTCTGGAGCGAAGAATCTGATATGCGGCGGAAACGCGGGTCTCAATGTCACGACCGGTTCGAATAACGTTATCCTGACCAGTTTCTATGGCGGCAAAACGCTCACGACTGGCTCCAACAACATCATCATCAGTGCTGGTGATGGCACTACTACAAACTTCGTCGATGTTGCGACTGCTGCGGAAAGCGGTTCGCTGCGGATTGGAGCCAACTCAACAGTCAATGTCATCCGAGCCACTGGGATCAACACAACCACACCAGCCTTTTATCTTGATTGGCTCCCAGCAACGACTAGCTATGCTGATGATCCGACTGCGGCTGCGGGTGGCGTTGCCGTGGGTCAATTGTACCGCTTTGGCAGTCAAGTGATGATCCGAGTCGTCTAGTTTGATGGGGTGATGGACGTATGTTTCATGCGTCTACGATCCGCCACATGTCCTGAACGGGATATCAACTGTACCGGGGTCTCCCCGGTCACCATGTGCGTCCATCAGACGTATTTACTTGCGTGCCAAGGCTTCGGTGCAAGAGGAGACGATGGTGGTGACACCCTTGATGCGTTCGATCGCGGCATCATGGATGAACCACGTGAATGCCAACAGGAACACCGTGTTGATCAGCAACAGCCCGAGGAACTGAGCCGGCAGACTACTGCTGATCTTGATCGCAACATCTTTGACATCTTCGGAGATCGTCATTGAGCTATTTAAGCTCGGGGTCTGGCAACCCGTGGAGCCGTCTGAGCCGCTTGATCTTGTGCTCCAGGGCGTCATTCACGCGTCTCAGGTCCTCGACGAAGCGCCGGAGGGTGCATAGGCAGTCGGGACCATAGATACAGTCGCCGTTCGATAAGATATGGGGGCATTCGCCGTTCTCATCCTGCCGTAACACACCGCGCCTACGTTTGCTTGCCCTGCCACATCCTGCCTGCCTTGCCCATCCACCCATACCTAGGCGTGCCGTACCGACGGCTTAGCTACCGGACCAAATGAGTGATGTCAACTGGATAAATGACTTAAGGCAGAGCGTGGCGTGCGGTCGGAGGATGTCTCCGACGGTCATTTGGTTCCTTGATCCTTTCGGGTCCAGATAGGTTGTGGATCACACGCTCTGCTTGCAGTTACACAGCGATCCACCAGTTGTCCGGTGACATTTGCAATGGATTCCGTGTGGGTTGTTTGATACGGAACTGCTGGTCACGGGGGATGCGCTGATGTTCTGGCCAGTTCTTCGGTATCCACTTGGGACGGTGTTCTGGCCAATCACCAGATTGCAGTGCCTGAATGCGTAGACGATTACGCCGCATCTCTTTGGCTAGACGGATCACCGCATACGCCTTGATGCCAGGGGGTGGTTTCATCAGCATGGATTGCAGGCTCAAATGCAGACGTAATGCCTTATCGAGCGTCCAATCTTCGCCATCGGCGGCATACTGCGCCGAACATGGATAGGCGAGAGGTCCACAGAACCCAATGGGAGTAGATTGCTGAATTAGCTCAACCCACGGTTTCATGTGATTGCCCCTGGCTGAGATCGGCGTACCAGTGGTGTATAGACCTGCTGAGGGCGCATCATACGATTGTTCCGAAGTTCGCGTGCAGCGGCAACATACTCCAGAACGCGATAGCCATCAGCAACCAGAATGCTTTGAAGCCGCAAGGCCGCTATCTCCATGTCGTGATCCAGTGCTCCGCCCTCAAGTGCCTCGCGAACCTCGGGGGTGATCTCAACGGCTTCGTCAAACAAACGTCGCATTTCGCCTCCGGGTTAACCACGCATGAATACGTCGCTTCTCGGCGAGTATTCTCATCACAAGCTCAGGGTCGTCAATCGGTTGCTTCTCAAGCTGTTCAAGTCGCGCCAGGGCGGTCTCAAACGCCTCCTGTGTGTCAATGACTGGCGGCTTCAGGTGTCGAGCATCGGCAAACAGTTTGCGCATCTCCACTTCCTGCTCTTGCGGATCATACCCAGTCAACCAATCATCGATGACAACACCGTGAGCGTGCAAGGCAGAAACCATGAACTATGTCAAGAGAGAACATATCGAGAACTCAAGTTGGCACGGACAATAATCGTGCCAACTTCTATTCCGATAACGCAACATCCGATAGATCGGTATCGGGTTCGGAAGACTCGAAATCGACCGAAGCGAAAGACGATCCCATG